ATTATAAGGAGTGAATAAATGCTAACAACAGTAAGAAATCTTACACAGGAACAACGTGTAGAGCGTAGTCATATTGACCTGATGAAAACCCCCGCCTTTGTTGCATATAGTGGGGTGCTGATGGTCGGTAGCGTTAAGGTTGAATCAGACCCTATCAAATGTCCAACGGCTTATACCAATGGGCGTGATGTAGTTTATGGTCGTGACTTTATTGCTAAGCTGACTGACCCTGAGTTGCGTGCCGTTATATTGCATGAGAACAAGCACAAGATGTATAGGCATATTGCTACATGGAAACACTTATGGAAACAGAACGCACAGAAAGCTAATCGTGCCTGTGACTACGTTATTAACTTGGAGATTGCAGATGAAGGCAAGAGGTCAAATGGATTTGTACAGCTACCTAAGTGCGGGCTATACGATGAGAAGTATCGTGGGCTTAACTCGGGCGAGGTCTTTGCGTTACTCGATGATGACGATGGCGGGGGCGAGGGCGGTGGTCTTGACGAGCATGGTTGGGAAGATGGCGAGTCTATGTCCGAGGAAGAAAAGCAAGAGTTGGGTAAGCAGATAGACCAAGCTATACGACAAGGTGCGATCTTAGCGGGTAAGGTAGGTGGTGATGTATCCCGTAGCTTTACGGATTTGATGAGTGCTAAGGTTGACTGGCGTGAAGCGTTGCGTGAGTTTGTATCAGCACTATGTGCGGGTAAAGATGAATCTACTTGGCGTAAACCTAATCGTAGATGGCTACAAAACGATATGTATTTACCTAGTACGTATAGCGAAACGATGGGTAGGATTGTGGTTGCAGTTGATACATCGGGTTCTATATCAGGTAATGCAGTCAATCGTTTTCTCTCGGAGGTAGTGGGTATTATGAACAATGTTAATCCCGATTTAGTTGACTTACTGTATTGGGATGGCGAGGTAGCGGGTCATGAAGTGTATGGTCAGGGTGATGGCGATAGGCTAATGGCTTCTACTAAACCTAAGGGTGGTGGTGGCACAAGTCCTAGTTGTATTACTAAGTATCTCAAGGATAAGAACATTGTCCCCGAGTGTGTGGTTATACTTAGTGATGGGTATGTTGGTGGTGATTGGGGTGGGCATTGGACTAGTCCCGTTCTATGGTGCATTGTAGGTGGTTGCAAGGCTGTACCTAGTGTAGGTCAATCAATTCATATGGAGGACTAAATGAAAATCGTTGTTTACTTTGAAAATGGTAAGGCTTCTGATGTAGTAGCACAGTTTGCTAGTGAGGAGTTGTATATGGCTTGCTTATCTGCACTAGAAGATTTTGCTGGTAACGAGGGTTACATAGTGACTGAATCTGTGCGTGAAGATGAGGAGATATGTGATGGGGTATAGATCAACAGTTGCATATAAGATAGCCTTTAATATGAAGGAAGACTTTTGGGGGTTCATCGCCGAATCTAAGCTAGACCCTGAAACAGCTTTATGTTTTAGCGAGGATGAATGGGGCAAATACTTTGAGGTAGATGAGGAGAAGTATGAGCTACGCTTTCTTGCTGAAGACGTGAAGTGGTATGACGACTACCCTGAAGTTAAATGCCACGAAGCATTATGGGAGAAAGCAAGTGACCGAGATGATGAGGGTATTGAAGTAGATGGTGCATGGTGTCGTATAGGTGAGGAGTCAGATGATAACCATGAAAGATACTTTGGTAATGACCCTTATGAGATGGTATGTATCAGTAGGCAAGTAGTAGTGGACTGGGCATGATATGAAACTGAAACAACAATGGGTATTACATAACGATGGGAGGGTAGGAGTTATTTCAGACTGCCCTAAATGGTTAAACTTTGATGAAGAACCACCGAGAGGTGTGTATGTAAATTGGGGTGATGGGGAATGGCGAGAAGGTTTTTCTTCTACCAAAGTATTAACACCTATATCTAAATCAGTATCAGATATTTTAAACGCAGTAAATACAAACGAAAGGTAGTAAATCATGGGAACTTATGGTTGGGGCAGAAGCCCTTATGATGTACAGCGTAGCAACGGAGTTCGAACAGACTTTGATATGGCAAAGAAAAGATACGAGAGTATCAAACCATTACAAGGTAAACGTAAAGAGTTAGATGTTAGACCTATTGGTCAGCGTAATCGTGCATGGGAACGAGTAGTTAAGGTTAGCGATAATGAGTATTACTTATCCTGTATATCATGGAGTTACTACGACAAACCCGAACACGCAGATAACGCAAGAAACTTACGCAGCATTACGCTTAAACGTGAGGGGGAAATAGACACTATCATCATTCACGCATCAAAACATAGTTTTTGTAGCCCATCGGTTTTATATTTTTATGACTTCAATCTTCCACAGAATATGAGTATGTATAGCCATGGAGGTAATAAGTACTTAAAAGTATCCACAGAGAATGAAGGGTACAAATACTACACACTTAAACAAGGTGATGTTATTTTCTATAAAACCAAAGGTGAAACATTTTGGAAGCCACAACAAGTATTCCGAGAAGTTCGTCATCTATTAGATCGCAAGCAAACTAAAGTTATTCGTGAGAAGCTCAAAACTTTTACTGAGTACGCTAGAGTAATGCTACCCCTAGTTGAATTTAAATCTTCATGGGGGGATATTTTGGATACGCATTGGGAAGACTTTGTTACCCTTAAAAACCCTAATGAAATCCCTGAGTCTTGGTTAGATGCTGTTGCTAGGTATGCCTATAAATTAAATCGGTATAACTGGTCGACAAGAGCCAATGAAGTTAACGAGAAAGGTTTAATTCCTAAAATCCAAAGAGATGCTTATCGTCAAGCAAAACCCTTTAAAATAGAAGAAGTCCCACTCGGGGAATTATCAAATGACCCATATAAATCATGGGTATAAGTTAAGGAATACTAACATGAGTAAAAAACTAACAGTAAAAGTACCAGCAATTAAAGAGAAGTCAGGCAAGATTGTAGAAGCACCAAGCAAAGCATGGTCGCACGAAGAGTTAATCGTGAAGGAAGGCAAGAAGGCTAAAGGTGCTAAGCATATGTTTGAGCTATCAGATAAAGAAGTAGTGAGCCGCAAGAAAGCTGCTAAGGTTGCGGAGAAGGCGGGGGAAGTACCGAAGTCCGTTGGTAAAAAGCTACACTCACATGATTTAAGAAAAGCAGACAGAATTAAGAAACTTAAGGAGAGTAAGATCAAATGAACATGATGGCTATCTTAGTAGGATTTGTATTGGAGAAGGGTGAAGCTGAGTGGTATTGGTGGGTACTTTTTACTTTAGTTGTATTGGAGGCAGAGATTAGACCTTTTTGGAGAAAAAGAATATGAAAGAAACCTGAGGAAAAACATGAGCAAGAAGAAACAAAAGCCCGAGAAGATTCATACTAAAGAACAACAGTTGGCTATGAGTAAGTACTTGTTTGATAAGTTTACGCTAATCAATAAAGGGCAAGAGCTAATCCCCGTTGTCTTAGACAGAGCGACTTGGGAGGAGATAGCATATTCAATTAACCTAGCGTTAAAACTAGAACGTAAGAAAGGTAATGATAATGATTAAGTACGAAGAGTTTTTAGGTTCCTATGTATTACAAGAAGTTATTGATCTAATGAATGAAGTCAAGAAGAAAAATCCTTTACTGACGTTTACATTGGGTGGGAACAGGACTAGCTTTTTTGATGAGCAAGTACCACCGAATAGGGTTGAGGTAAAGACATCTCTTAAGGTACACGATATCAGAGACCCTGATAAAGAGCTTGGCGGGATTGGGTATGATACCGAAGAAAAGTATTGGGTGCGTAGCCGACTGATTAGTAATGATAAGTATGGGCGTTGGAACAAGAGCCAACATGAGTCTAAGTATTCCAAGCATATGAAGAACATCATCAAACAAGCGAGTACATACCTTAAACCTTTTAGCTTTGACGAAATAAAGGCTGAGCATGAACTTGGTATGGATAGACAAATTCATAATAAAAGTAGTCAGATGCACGCTAAGGTAAACAATAAGATGCGTATTGACTTTACTACCGCTTTTCCTGAGCTGTTGCATATGCACAACATAGGGTATATACCTGCTACACCTAAGATGGCTGAGGCTATTAGCTGGGCTGTCGAAAACAAAGAAGAGATTGAAAAGTATTATGACTACAAGCCAAAGAAGTGTATGATATGGGTAAGACCTAACAGTGTAGTGTACGAGATTGACAAAGTAGTTACCCAAGTCAACAGCACCGCAGACCTACCCGAAGACTTGCGTGGGAAGTTGTTTGTATTAGATGTAACAGACAAAGGCGAGTTTGTTGAAGATGTTGGGATGAAACAGGAAACAGGCATCTACTGGGTGCTACTTTGAGGAGAAGTAATGGGGGAAACAAAAACACTTTATGGGAAGCTATACGCCCATTCAGCAGAAGAAACAGATAGGTTTAGTTGGCAAGAAGTAGATAAGGTTTTATTTAGCGGAAGCGCAGATTTTAAATACCATCGAGCACTACCAGTAGCTTTACAAATGGTTCAAGAGCAGTTTAATATGCCCTTACAGAATGTATGGCGGGTTAGCGTTTTACCTAGTGGTATGGTTGAGCTTAATGACTTTACACTGCCAAGTAGTAAGAGTAAAATGAGGGAAACTTTTAAGCAGGAGGACTTACCTGTTTGGATACAAGATTCGCTTTCCGTACTTATGATTGTAGACCAAGGCGTAACAGTTGAGGGACTTGGTAAGAAAATAAGTGACTCTATATTTTACGTATTGGAGACACCCGAAATAAAGGATATGTATGGCAACAAAACCTGAAGTGAAAGTAAAAAATGCGATTAAGAAACTACTTGAATTACATAAGGCGTACTATTTTACACCAGTTACTAGTGGGTTTGGCACTAGTGGCGTGCCTGATTTTGTCGCTTGTATCAAAGGAAGATTCATAGGTATCGAAGCTAAGTCAGGTAAGGGTATGCCTACGGCATTACAAGATAAGAACCTTATGCAGATTATGAATGCTGGAGGGGTCGCAGTTGTAGTAAATGAAGGGGGTATTGAGCAGTTGCAGTTGTTGTTAGAAGTAGGGTTGCCTGATGTTGGGGTGACATTTGATTTGTTAATAAAAACAGGAGAATTAAAATGAGTTGGACTAAAGTAGAACTAGATAAAGCAAGCAAAGAAGTAGCAGAAGTACTAGAAGAAATCGCACACCAAGAAACAGCGGCAGTAGGTGTAACCATAAGCAAGGGAGACCTAGCGGAGTTGGCGCACGATACTACTGTTAAACCAAAGAAAGAAAAACTACGTATGAAAACCAAAGTATCTGTATTAGAAGAAGCACAAGCCATTATATACGGCGATAGAGAAAAAACTTATGGGCATCCCGCTAAGAACCTGAAGACTATAGCGATTATGTGGAGTGCGTACATGAATAACCTAGATGACGGAAACTTTACTATCACGGCTAAAGATGTTGCCGCTATGATGATGTTGGTTAAAGTTGCACGCTTTGCTAATGACCCAAGCCATCGGGATAACTTAGTAGATGTATGTGGCTATGCCGCTTTGATTGAGCGTTGTGATGAGGTGTCGAAATGATGGGATTTTGGGAAGCAAGCTGTGCCGTTGAGGAAATTAGTTACAAGTTAAGCAGTATTAAAAGTGTAGTAGAAATATTAGCTGAACGAGAGTCTAGTGATCTTGAAAGTGCCGCTTTGTGGGCAGTAACCGAGATGCTCGAAGTGTATGAAGAAAGACTAAGTGAACTAAGTAACGTGTTAATGGAAGCACATAGATTGGATAAAGAAATTAAAGAAAAACCTGTCAAGAAAAAGGAGAAGAAAAATGCCTGATATGAGAACTGAAATGATGAAAACAATCCAATCATGGGGGGTAAATGAAGTGCAAACAACAGAAAAGAAAACACCACTAGGCGAACAAATCTATAACTGGATTAAAGTTAACCCTGATTCTACGATTGCCCAAGTGAAAGATGTATTTGGTAAAGAGACTGATTCAAGTATAGCCACTACGCTTAAAAGTTTATATGACCGAGGAATCTTGGCTCGTATATCTGTACCCCGTACTAACTACTCGGGTATTGGTAAGAAAAATACTTTTATTTATAACGTATCTTCACGTACTTATGAGACGCAAAACAAGGGCTATACTAAAGTTAAGAAGCCCAAGAAGGTCGACATTAAGAAATTGATTGCTAGGGACTATTCACCACCAGTACAAAGACCAGTAGCCAAGAATGAGTTTGATGCTATTGAGTTTGTTAAAACCCTAAACCTTTACCAAGCCAAAGATGTATATGCGGCGTTAAAGTCAGTGTTTGAAAGTAGGTTAGGTCTATGAGTGACGAGATTATCTACGGCGTATCAGGTCAAAAATATAGGGTTTGGACACCACCTAAATATATTGGCTATTGGTCAATGCAAGGGGGGTTGGTCAAACAGCCTTCCGATAAAAAACCTAGCTGGTGGCATAGGCTTACCCATAAACTTGCGTTTGGTTGGACATGGCATGATGGGTTGGAGGGGTTATGAGACTAAGCGAAGAAGAAAGCAAATTACGTAGGGAGCTTTTGCCATATGGTGTATATATTGGTAAAGACGGTACAGAAACTTTATTTGACAGGGCATATCACCCTATAATTGCAAGGGATGCTGATGGTAAAAATTTACGTAAAGCGTTTGGATGGATAGAGCATACTAAACAAGTATGGTTTTATGATGATGGATGTTCGCCACACCATATAACACACGCTGACCAAAAATCTTATCGTAAGTGTGCTTATGCCTTGAGTGCTTTTATAAAAGGTAACCCAATAACCCCATACATACACTCGGAGTCCTAATGAATGAACAAGACCTAAGAGATTGTTTTGCTATGTTTACCCTAGCTGGGATTGTAATGCGGGGTATTGATAACGATATGGTAGAAGGTGTTGCTAAAAATGCCTATAAGATGGCAGACGCAATGCTTGAGGCACGCAGACCTAAAGAAGAATCAGGTATCGTAGCCGTTAAACGGGGTAGGAAAAAAGAAAGTTGATGGGGGAGATAATGGGAAAGCCTGCTGAAATAAGGGAGTGGTATAAACCATTTAAGGAATGGAACTCTTTTTGTTGTATGGAATTTATGAATTGGGTAGCTAACTATTCGGAAGAGAAC